ATATGCGAGGGACATAACAGGCGAGCGCCTTGTGTCCGAGGAGAATTATAGCGCACTGCCGATTGTGCCGCTGTACGCCAACGACAAGAAGCAAACGGAACTGACGCTTGCGATTCGCTCCAAAATCGACCTGTACGACATCGTTCTTTCCGACTTCGGAAACAATCTGGAGAAAGCGAACGATGTTTACTGGGTGCTTAACAACTTCGGGGGCAACTTCGACGAGGTTGCGCTGATGCTTGAACAGATTCACCGCCTGAAAGCAATCGCAAACATTTCGGACGGCACGTCGTCCAGCACAGTAACGCCGGAGACGTTTGAAGTGCCGTATGCCGCGCGCCAAACCGCGCTGGAACTGCTGGAACGGCAGCTATATCGCGATTATATGGCGCTGGATGTGTCGGAGCTGACGGGCGGCAGCCTGACGAACGTTGCAATCCGGGCGAGCATGGCGAATCTGGACTTGAAGGCGAACGCCTACGAATGGCAGTGCTTTGAGTTCGTGCAGAAGTTACTGCGGATTCTGGGCATCGAGACGGAGACAATCCGCTTCAAGCGGCAGACGATTGCCAACGAAAGCGAAATCATCCAGAACATCTACACCGCGCAGGGCGATTTGGACAAGGAGACGCGTCTGAAACTCAACCCGATGATTCTGTCAGAGGAAATCGACGACATCATCAAGCGCGGGGAGGAAGAATCGCTTCTTGGCATCCGCATGGCGCAACAGGCGATGCAGAAGACAGGCGAGGAGGAAGAAAATGCTGTATCTGATGGTGATTCTTCAAGTGCTGGCGGCGAATAACGTCGTTGTTCCGGGCTGGCTCTTGTGCATCGGCTGGTGGCTGGTGGCGGTTCGACTTGTCTTGCGCATCCTGATTGCATTTTTGGACGCTGGGGAGACGGGCAAGCCGTGACGGACGTGGAGCGCAACGATTTGCGCGAAGCCGCGTTGCAAATGCGCATAAAGGCGATGTACCAAGAGGCGCTTGACATCGCCACGGAGCGCCTGAAAGACTTCTTGCGGAAAAAGCAGCAAGTGGACGATGGTAAGATAAAGCCGCCCGCGTACTACGACACGCCGGAAAAGGTGGAGCGGTGGAAAGCGGGTTTTGTCCGCGAACTTATCCGCCAATACCGAGTGGAAGAAGTCATCATGGAGGAAATCTGCAGGGCAGGAAACCGGGCAACCGCCGACATCCGGAACACGATGGGCGACGTGTACGCCGACAGCTTAGGAGAGGCGCAAACCGTCATCGAGGCGCAGGCAGACCGCGCGGGGGTCAAGGTGTCGTTCGCGCAGCCCAACAAGCGCGAAATCAAAGCGATTTTCGCCGCTAACGAAACAGCATTCACGAAGCTGGCGTACAAGAATTTAGGACAGAACACCGAGATTCGCCACAAACTGCAAAACGCGCTGGCGCTGTCATCCACGCTTGGCGAGGACAGAAAAAAACTGATGAACCGCATCAGCGACATCACGGGGCAGAGCGAGTGGCAAGCGCGGCGCGTGGCGCAGACGGAACGGACGCGGTCACAAAGTCAAGCGAGTTATGCCGCATCGCAGGAAGCCGCAGACCAAGGTGTGACGGTTTACAACAAGTGGTTCTGCCGCTTCCAGAACAGCCGTGAAGCGCATATGGCGCGACATGGCAAGATGGCAAAACAAGGCGAGTGTTTTCCGAACAGCAACATCCGCTTTCCGGGCGACCCGAACGGAAGCGCAGAGGAAACAATCAATTGCTACTGCATGATTATGCCGAAAGTCATCCTGTCCACCGAGTATGTGGATGCTGACGGCAACATCCGAAAGAAGGAAAAGAAATGAGCGGGTTCGTAGACCACACGTCGGAAATCAATCAGAAGATGGA